GCCGCCGCACCGGCCGCTGGCGCGTCGCGTCGCCCGCAGCGCAGCGAGGACGCGCGGCGCGCCAGCGCTTCCCCCCGTCCGGTAATACGGGGGGAAAGTCCCGAACGCGAGGCAGGGGCCATCGTGGACTGGTTGCGTTTCACGTTCTTGCCTGACGGCGAGGTGAGCGATTCCCTGGAGCATCTGCGCCGGTATTTCCACCTCTGGTTCTCTGTGCCGGTGACGATGAAGCCGAGCCAGCGCGGGTTCCGGGGTTATGAGTTTAGTCATGACCTGCTGGCGTTTGTGAACGGTGAGTCGATCCGTCTGGGCATCGTGGCGTGTGGCGGTGAGAACGTCGGCGGGACCATGCTGGTAGATCTGTCGGGGCAGGGCTGTGTCGTGGTCCGCGACTGGATGGCGGTCTTCGCCACGATGCAGGACCTCGATGCGCGTATCACGCGCTGCGACTTGGCGCTCGACTTCTGTCAGGGCGAGGTGACCATCGAGCAGGTCGAAGAGATGTATTTCGCCGGTGAGTTCAATGCTGGCGGGCGTATTCCGAAATACCGTCGTGTCGAGAGCGGCGTTGCGAACGCGCAGGCTACGGGCGGCCGTACGTTCGAGATCGGACGGCGCGTCAATGGCAAGGTGCTGCGGGCCTACGAGAAGGGTCGCCAACTCGGTAAGCAGGACAGTGAGTGGTTGCGGATCGAAATCGAGTTCGGCAACAAGGATCGCGTGATTCCGCACGAAATCATCATCCAGCGGGATGAGTACTTCGCGGGGGCGTACAAGGCGCTGCAAGCCTTTATGCAGGCCGATCCGCAGCGGGTCCCGACCGATCAGCGCGAGGCGCTGGAAGAGCAGGACGCCATCGTTCGTGAGCGCAAGCTTGCCCATATCAAGCAGCAGTTCGGCCCGACGATTGACTACGAGCTGAACGCTACCGATGAAGACTTCGCCGCGCTGGTTGTCGCGATACGCCGTCAGGGCGTACCGGCCCAGCTGCATAAATCCGCCCTGGCGAGGCACGTGTACGGCACGCACGATCCAGTGCCGAAACCTGAGGAGTGAAACCATGGAAATGATTGCGCGCGTGACCATCCGAGGCGCCAAGACGTGGGTGGGCGTGATGGAAGGCAAGCAGCTGGACACCGGCACGATCTACACGGATGTCGAGCTGCGCGGTGAGGACTCGAAAGGCGTCTGTACGCAGGCGCTGAAGTGCGAGAACTCCCAGGTGGTCAAGACCATCATCAACAACCCGTTTCCGTTCCTGGCTGAGGTCAGCATGATCGAGACCAGCAACGGCAAGGACAAGGGTGGCGTGAAGGTCGTTACGAAGATCACGCCGCTTCAGCGCGTTGCTGAAGGCGACGGCAAGAAGGGACAGTAATGGCCGTCGAGCTACCGATGCCGACAGACCGTGAGATTTTCCTGTGGTGCTTGGAAGAGCTTGGTCACGCGGTCGATGCGTTGGACGGCGAGGGGCTCGCGGCAGTCGAGCAGTCAGCGTGTCATGCGTTGTCAGCGCTCGGCGGATTGATGGGGGTGTGGTGATGGCCGCGTGCTTGATGCAGGCGCAGGGCGGGGCGCTCTACCTGACCACCGATACACAGGAGACGTGCCAGGGCTACCTGGTCGTCTCTCCAACCGAATACGCGAACGTGATGGCTCTGTCCGGCGCGTTCACGTACCCCAGCTCGGACGAATTTGCGGCCGCGTTCCAAGCTGGTTTCGTTCTACCGGTGATGCTGTTCATGGTTGCGGTGGTGATTGCAAAGGTCGCGTCTTTCTTTTGACAGGGGTTGAGTGATGAACAAGCACAACGTGTTCAAGGTTCTGGCTGCGGTGGGCGTGGCAGGTGTTGCGGGTGGCGCGAGCGCTGCCGGTATCGATTTTTCGACGATGACGGGTTCGGTGGACACCACGACTGTGGTGGCTGCTCTGGTGGCCATGGGCGTGGTCAAGATGGCGCCGGGTTTCGCCAAGTGGGCCGTCAACAAGGTCGGCAGCTTCTTCAGCTGATCGACTGCGTCGCTCTCTGGCCCGCATGCTCACGCTGCGGGCCTTTTTCGTTTACGGAGGTCACATGCTATGGCTGCTGTTCTGGGGTGGGGTAGGGGCGCTGTGCGCGGCTGCGTTGATCGCTGGCTTCGTGGTGGGCTCGCGCTGAGCGTCGGGCTGCTGTTGGCTGTTGGTACGGCGCAGGCCCAGGTGGATGTGTCGGTGAAGCAGAGCGGTTCGTCGGTACCGCAAACGCCGTCGGGCAATGTGATGTCGGTCCTGGTGCCGATTACCATCGGCGTTGTTGCGGTGGGGGCTGCTGCGGTGGCCTTGCCTGCTACTGGTGCGCTGGCGATCAGTGGTGACGTGGTCGCGGCTGCGGGGATGTCGATGATTCGCAGTCGCGTGATCCAGGGCGCGGCGTTGATGACGTTGATCGGCACGTTGGGCGGTGACGTGAGTTTGGACGGCAACGGCAACGTGGTGGCGCCTGCGATATCAGCCAATGCTGGCGACACAGGGTTCAATGGCTGGGGCTGGACTTACGGCTACAACACATCCGCTTCCGGCGGCAATATCGCGTATGGCGTTGCTGCGTCCCCTGGTGCCGCGTGCTCTGCGATGTTGGCGGCAGACGCGTATTTGGCTGGGCAGAAGGCTAAGTTCGCGGGCATGAAAGCTACCGGTAACGGGACGAGCTATGAGTGCCACTACACCAACGATGGCGGCGACAATTTCTATGCGGGCGTGGGTCAGGCGGGCAGTTGTATCAGTGGCTATGTGGCGTCGGGTGGTTCTTGCGTTCCAGATCCTGCTGGCCCTTCGCAGCCTGCGACGGATGGTCAGATTCAGAATGCGATCAAGGCACATCCGTCGAGCTGGCAGCAGGTCTATAACGATGGCGGTTGCACGGCTCAGGCGAATATTCTGGTTTCGTTCAGCCCTGGGCAGTCGAATCAGTGCTTGTCGATGATTGGCGATTCGTCTACGGGTTTTGGGGTGTCGTTTCCTTCTGGCAACACGGTGGCCAGCGCGCCGAAGACCGATACGCAGACTAAGACCAACGCCGACGGCAGCAAGACCACGAAGAGCACCACGACGACGACCACGACGACGGTGAACGGCACCAACGATCGCACGAACCCGGTGACGTCTCAGACCACGACGACGACTTCGACTTCGACCACGACGACGAACCCGGATGGCAGCACGACGACCACTACGGAGACGACGACGGATCAGGCGCCTTCACAGTCTGCGACCAATGCGAATCAGCAGCAGCAAGACAAGCAGCAGCCGACGACGGCGACGTTCAGCGGGGCGAGTCAGGCGCTTTATACGAAGAAGGACAAGACGTACCAGCAGGTCTTGCAGGGGTTCGTGAACCGTGTGCAGGCGATGCCTTGGTACACGGCGACGGTGGGCTTTTTCAACGTCTCGATTTCGGGTGGTAGCTGTCCTCACTGGGCGGTGCCGGCGACCAGGTGGAACCCTGCGCTCGATATGAACCCGTACGTGTGCAGTAGCACGATGACGGCGCTGTACGCCATGGGCGGTTACGTCGTGCTGGCCGTCGCGGCCTGGGCGGCGTTCCGTATCGCGTTCCTGTGAGGTGAGCCATGTTCGATGCGGTTATCGAGGCGCTGTCGGCGCTGGCGAAATGGCTGGACGACATCTTCGTTGCGATCTTCGTTGCGCTATGGTCGATCGCCGAAGATCTGATGATCGATGCGCTGGACTTGTTTCTGCAGGGCGTGTCGGCGGTGTTGGGCACGTTGCCGACGCCGACCTTTCTTTCGGGCGTCAGCTTGCAAACGGCGTTTGGTTCGCTGGGCGGCGATGTTCTCTATTTCTTCGGCGTTTTCAACATCGGGCAGGGTATCGGCTTGCTCGGTGCGGCCTTCGCGTTCCGGATGTTGCGTAAGGTCGTGACGCTCTTCCAATGGTGATGACATGCTGATCGTTCATGAAGGTCTGCCGGGCGCCGGCAAGACGTGGGAAGCCGTGGTGAAGCGGTTGATCCCGGCGTTGCGGGAGGGGCGTAAGGTCTTTGCGCGGATCAACGGCCTGGATCACGCCAAGATTGCCGAGGTGGCCGAGCTGGAGCTTGACCAGGTCAAGCAGCTGCTGCACGAGATTCCGGAAGACCAGGTGATGCAGTGGAACGAGCTGGTGGAGAACGACAGCTTGGTCATCCTGGACGAGGCACAGAACTTCTGGCCGCATGGCAGCTCTCGCAGCGTGAGTCAGAACCAGATCAAGGCGATCGCTGAGCACCGTCATCGCGGCCTGGACGTGATCCTCATGTGCCAGGTCTTGCAGGGCGCCGGCGGTGTGCATCCGGTCTGGGTCAACCGCGTTGACCAGAAGATCGTGTTCGAGAAGATGAACGCGCGGGGCAACGACAAGAAGTACAAGTGGACCGCGTACAAGGGCCAGCACAACGGCACGAAGATCAAGTTCACGCAGATCAACAAGGGTAGCGAGGTCTACGACTCGAAGTACTTCGGGACTTACAAGAGCCATCAGGACAGCACGAGCAATACCGAGACGTACAAGGACGCGCGGACCAATGTCTGGAACAACCCGGTGGTGCGTAAGTGGGCGCCGTTGATGGCTGTTGGCCTGGTGGTGTCCATCTGGTACATCTGGCATGCATTTAAGGGCGGCGGCCTGGAGAAGAGCCTGAACGCGGGGCACAAGGTCGAGAAGAAGGTGGAGGTCACCAGCACGCCGGCGACGGTGGTTGTGCCTGCATCGAGCGTGCTGGCGCCCGCTGCGCAGCCCCAGCCGGTCCAGGCCAAGAGCGCGCCGGTCAGCGAGTCGATGAAGCAAGATGCGATGGCTGACGATTACGTGGCTTCGATCAGCCAGAAGTGGCGGCCGCGGCTGTCTGGCCTGGTGTGGGGTGCGAAGGGCGCGCGCCTGGTGGTGGAGTGGTACGACGAGAGCTTTCGGCTCAAGGAACGGCTGAGCGCGGCCCAGCTCGAAGAGTTCGGCTGGGGCGTGGCCCGGTCGGCCTATGGCGAGCACGTGATCCTATCGAAGGCTGGTGTGCACATCGCGGTGACGAGCTGGCCGATGGAGCCGTTCGGTAAGGTGAGCGAGGCCGATAACCAGTCGATCGCGCGCCAGGCCGGCGCCGGCAGGATGGATGTCGGTGGGCCGATTGGTGAGTCGCAGGCGTCGAGTTCGGCCGGCACAGCCGTGGTCTCGCGCGACGGCGGGGCGGATTGGTCTGGCTACGGTGGTGACGGCTTCATCAAGCGCGCCAAGCCTGTCCGGTCGATCTTGACTTCGGGCTGATGCTTTCAGCGCTGGAAGTGTCGCGAAATTTCCGTTACGAACTAAATTGTAACGATAATTGAATTACCGTTATCAGTAACGTAAAATAGAATCATCAAATCGGGAGCCGAATATGCGTGACGTAACGGATAATGTGGCGGTCGATCTGCCGGGGATGGAGCAAAAGCGTGGTCGCGGTCGTCCGCGTAAGGCGCACGCTATGACCAACGCGGAGCGTCAAGCCGCATATCGAGCTCGCCGTAAGGCTCAGCAGCCTGTTGAGGCTAAATCCGTTACTAAGCGTATGACCGTAACGGAAATGCTTTCCGACGTGGATGCTTACGATGAATGCCGCCTGGAGGTCGAGAAGTTGCGCGCTGATCTGGTGAGCATGCGTCGCCAGGTGGAGCTGGCGGAGGCTGAACGCAATAAGGCGTTTGCTGAGAATAGGCGGCTGAGGGAAGAGATCAGCGATGCCGCCAAATCCGTTACGCTGAGTAACGGAAATCTTGCGGAGATTGAGGCGTTGCGCCGGCAGCTTATGACGTGCGAGGACGGGCGTCAGGAAGCGTTGCGTTATGTTGGCGTCTTGGAAGAGAAGGTTGCGATGTTTGAGTCGCAGCAAAAATCCGTTACGCCGAGTAACGGAAATCCCGTTTCGTTCGACGCAATGCTGGACCTGCTCGCGTTGGCTGCGAAGGCGAATACGTTCGAACAGCGCCAGAAGGTGCGGGAGTCCGAGTTGTGGCGCGCTTCGTTTGTCCGTTCTGTGGCCGTGAGTGAGGCGCAGATGCAAGCGGCTGGCGAGGCAATTTATGGTGATCGCAAAGTCGTTACGCGCAAGGCGTAACGCGAAACGTCTAAAATGATCCGGTTATTGGAGGGAGCGCGTTATGGGAACGAGCTACGAAGTGGACGTGGTGGCGTGGGCCAGTGAGCAGGCGGCGCTGTTGCGGGCCGGCAAGCTTTCAGACATCGACATTCGGCATATCGCGGAGGAGATTGAGGACGTGGGCAAGAGCGAACAGCGGGAGTTGGCAAGCCGCATGGCGGTACTGCTGGCGCATTTGCTCAAGTGGCAATATCAGCCGGGCCGTCGGGGTTCGAGCTGGCAGCGCACGATCAAGGAACAGCGTCGTGCGATTCTGGCGCGGCTGCATCGGACACCCAGCCTGCAGCCGATGTTGGCTGATCCGGATTGGAAGGAGGAGATCTGGGCGGATGCGGTCTCGGCGGCTGTGGACGAGACTGGCCTGGACGTGTTTCCGGAGGAGTGGCCCTGGTCGCCCGAGCAGGTTCTGTCGCCGGAGTTCTATCCGGAGTAACGAAAAGGTAACGAAAAATAACAAGGCCGTGCGGATCTCGCCGGCCTTTTTTTGCGTCCAGCGTCGGGAGTGTCCGCGCCTGGAACGAAGGGCAGAGGGGGCCCCTCTGGGGACATGGGAGCGTTGACCAGGTGCAGGACGGTTGACGCCCGGAGGGCGCCTGGCGGGACCGAGCAGCGGGTATGACTAGGTACGTACATACAGGGCCGACATACAAACACCCCCTTTCTTGCAAGCCCGCTTTTCCCTCGAGCAGAAACTGTCCGCAAAGCTAGTCCTGGCGCGGCCTTCAAAAAACCACCTTGCAGATCTCGATATCCGGAGCTCGTGGATCTGCATCTCAGCAACCGTAGCGCACCAGGTCGGATTGGTTGACCTGCATCAGTGTACGGAAGCGTGCTCGATCTGCATCTGAGCCAGCTGTTCTAAGCCATTCCGTGATGATGTTTCGGTCGTTTGCCAACTCGGCGCACCGGCCCGCATTCAGGTTACGCCGGTGGACGGCTGCCTGTTGCGCTTGGGCCTCGACGTTTTGTTGGGATATCCGTGCGTCTGCCTGGCGTGCGAGCTCGGCTGTGTATGGGTCGATCTCGGCGTATGCCGCCGCTGTGGGGATGGCCATGCAAACTAGGAACGGTAGGATTGTGCGCATTTCGTCGCCTGGGCATTGAGATTGGCGCCACACAATAACAACACAATTCACGCTTGTCTGACAAAGAGCTTACGAGGATCGCAAGGGATATCCGGCATTTGTACTGGCATATCCGGACGCTGCGCCGGGGGATTCAGGATGCTGCACGCAGGCGGTACTACCGCAGGATTGCTGCCCAAAAAAAACGCCTGCTGGATGCAGGCGTTTCGAAAAGGGAGGTGCTGGACTTGCTGATGTGCTGCCGGTCACGCGGGTGCCGGTATCGCGCATGCCTGGACTGCACGAAGCGCCCGCTGTAGGCGCTCTCGAAGTTGGCGAGCGATTTTACATAACAATAATTATGCGATTTTGAGTTGTCACAGCCAGATCCTAATGTCCGCATATGGCCAGATTCAAATGTCCGAGTTGATCCGGGTAACCTGTACAGCCTTGAGCCAGCCAGGGAGCCGCCATGCGACCGGACACGATCACCATGACGATGCGCCAGTTGGATCGACTCAAGGTTCTGCAAGCCCTGTCGGACGGACACCTGAAGACCAGTATCGCGGCGGCTCGGTTGGGACTCAGTACGCGGCAGACGCTGCGCCTGCTGCGTCGGTACCAGAGCGAAGGCGCGTCGGGCTTGCAGAACCGCCGCCAAGGTACCCCGGGTCACCGTCAGTTTTGATCTTGTGCGGCTCGGGCGAGGCGTCGCCGAAGCGGCGGCGCAGGCGCGAGATGCCGGAGTCGACGGTACGGTCCAGCCCGTCGAATTCGATGCCGCGCAGCTGCTTGAGGATGTCGTCGCGGCTGAGCACGGTGCCGGCCGCGCGCGCCAGGATCAACAGCAGGTTGAACTCGGCCGTCTTCAGCTCGACCGGCTGACCGCGCCAGGTGACGGTGCGGTTGGGCGGCGAGATGGC